GATGCGACGGTAAACGCGTTCCGTGATGTCGCCCTTGGTGTGACCCAAGAGCAGGCTCGCATCACCGACGTCGAGGATTTCTGACGCGGCTTTTGGTCTGATGTCACGGAACTGAAAGCCGCCGATTTTCTCGGCTAGCAGAGTGTCGCCAATCTCGTCAGCCTCTTTCTTGGCCTTTACACGCGCCTTGTCCCACCGGTCGCGAAGCATCTTGGCGGTCATGCGCTTGCCGCGCGTACTCACAATCAGGTAGCTGCAAATGTGCTGAGCATTGCGCTCGGCCATTTTCGCGATCAGCAGCCCCAAGCTGTTCGCCTCGTCGCCGTCAGTCATCTGGATACGTAGCTTTTTGTGTGTCTTGTTCTGCTGCACGCCCAAATATTTCCCCTCGACATCATCCTTCCTCATGACCAGAACATCGGCCGGCCGTTGCCCGGTCAGATAAGCCAGGTCCATCGCGTCTTTCAGCTCTTGAGCTGCCTTCTTGTAAACAGCATCCCAAACCACGTCATTCGCGTAGTAGTCCCGCGGAGTTTCCTTGTTTTTGCGCACGCCCTGGCATGGATTCTCTTTGGTCGTCAGCCCCCATTCCCGGGCTATATTGAATACGTGGGAGAGGGTGGCGATCTCACGATTCGCCCGAACCTTGGCCGTTCGTGCATCCCGGTACCCGGCAATCGTGGCCGGCGTGATCGAGTCAATGGGAGCGCTATCGAACATCGGCCGCAGTTGCTTAATTTCCGACAGGTTGTCTTTCTGGGTACGTGGCGCTTTTTTTGAGACGATGTCGCGGATGTATCTGTCGAAGATGCCTTTCATGGTGCGCAGATCGAGAGGCTTTTCTTTGGCTTCGAGTTCTGCCCATTTGATCCTGGCCAGGTCCAGGTCCTTACCCAGCGGGATCGCCTTGCCGGTCAGATCTAGGTAGTAATAGGCAATCCAGTCCTTTCCACTTTTCCGTTTCCGCGTCCATTGATACATCCGGGGCGGCAAATTGCGTGTTTCGGCCTTGCGGGGTCGCATATCAGTTCACTCGTGAGAAGTCAGGCGTCCATGCCGGAGCTGCTGGCGGTGGGTTGGGGTCAACGATGGTTGGAGAAAGCATGCCCAGCTTCATGCGGGCGTACATCCGGCCAACTAGCGGGCGCTTGCCTCGGCTTTCGATGAACACCCATTGGCGATCCATCAGCCACCGACGCTGGTAGGCCCGGGCCTTGTAGCCGGTAAGATCCGCCAGCTCTTCGTCCGAGAGAATTTCAGTTTCCATAAAGATGCTCCATGCCGCACGTGGTGGCAGAAGGTGGTGGATTAGATGTCCATCTCGGCCTGGGTTCTCGCTGCCAGATCGGCGAACTGTTGTGCGATTCGATGCGGTCAGCTGTGACGTTTGTGCGCTTTCCGGCAGTTGGTGGGGCGTACATACCTAAGCGGCTGATGTTGCCGCCGTTCACCGGGAGGGAGAGTGGTTACTTACGGCGTTGGAATTCAGTGCAGCGAACGATCACTGTCTGAGCATCCCGGGCGAGCGCCGGCATAGTGTTGAACGGAAGGTGGCTGCAATTGCGGTAGGCATGGACACAGGTGCGACACATGCCGCCCTTCGGTTGATGAGTCATCACTTCGGCCCCTTGTAGCAGTACACGTAGGCGAACCAGACGAGGGCGATCATGGCGTCACCTGCTTGATGTGGGAGTGACCCATTTGCGCATTCGCTGCCAGCGCCGCTCCGGAGTTTCGTGGATCAGCTTGTAGTCGCCGTCGGCTTGCAGCTCGTACTCGCCGTCGCGCTCGTCGTTCTCGAATACAATTTCTGCGGCCATCGCCTCGGCGATTCCAAAAGCCTGCGATACGCTTTCTCGGCAATGCGAGTCGATGCAGGCCATGTCGATACCGCGCTTTGCACCGAGGACACCCAACGTGCAGAACTGCCCATCGGCTTCGAGAGTGTCCGTCACCAGTCGTTTATCAGGCATCGCATCCATTGCGTCGCGCAGTTCGACCAGGAACGACTGGCCGCGCTTTCCATTCAACGCCGACTTTACGGCGCCCCTCCAGCAGATCAGATCCCATCCGCCACAATCATCGCTGTATCCGCTACGACTCATGGCGTCACCTTCGCACTTGGAAATTTCGGCACTGGCACTGCTCGCCGGCCCCAGATGCATACCGGCCCGTCCTCGGCGTCATGAATCGACAGGATGAACCAGCCTGGTTCGGCTGGGTGTTGGATTTCCCACGCCGAGCAATCGCACTGACCGTCATCCATGTAGGTATCGAACACATCGACGGGAACGTCGCTTTCCATATAGGTGATTTTGGTTTCCACCTGGTGGCGCAGGCACCACTCTTGGAACTGCGCTTCGGTGATTTCGTCGTCGTACTCCGATAGATAGTCGGGGTGGGACCACCAGCCATCGACATCGCGCTCAACCGGCAGCGGCTGGATCAAGACAGTTTCTTCAGGCATGACTTCGTCCTTGCCGCAATAGCGGCTGACTTTGAAGGGGGAGGGGGTTACTGCGAGTTTTTCAGAACGGCTTTCACGGCGGCGTTATATTGCAGCGGATCTCCGTTTGGATATCTTTCGATGATTTCCATAAGGCGCTCGGCATCTGCCTCGGGTTGTTGCGCGGTCAGTTCCGCATTCCTCTGATCCGCGGCGTTCAGACGCTCATGCAGGGCGTTGATCTTCAATTGCTGAGTGTTCCAGGCAAGGCCAACGTTCTCGCATTCTTCCGGGTCGACCTGCTCGCAGTGCGGGCAGAAGCTATCGTCGTAGTCACCGGTGTCGGCGATCTGGCCCCCGCCGCCACATTGGAAGCTTGGGTAAACCGCGCCGCAGCCTTGGCACTCAACGACGAAGTAGCCACCACTGTTGTCACTCGTAACAAGGCCGAGTGCTTTTCGCTGGGCCCGGTTTGCGCTGTGTGATTCGCTCATCCTGCAATCTCCATCGTTACCAGATCATGGGCATTCACGATCCGCATGCTGAGGTGTTCGGCGATCATCACTTCCAGCCTGGCTCCCTGCGACAAGTCCCAGCCCGGCAGCAGCGCAATCATTCCGCATAGGCCAAGTCGCGTCAGGTCATAGGCCATGTAGTCGGCCCAGACCGCACCCTCGACGGTGCCGTGGTCGGCCGGGTTCTCTACCTCGTATCCCGCGGCGCGCAGCCGGTCAGCCATGGCGTTGAAGGCCGGGTAGTTGAAGTCGGCGATGCCCGTCATAGGCCCAGCCAAGTAAACGCGGCTGGCGCGGGCAGCAGCGAGTGTCACCAGGCGCAACCACTGCGCTGATCCGGTCAACGGCCCGGTCAATCGGCCCTTGAATGAAAGGTGGTATTGGTTCGTTCGCAGGCGGGGTCATGGCTGTTACGGCGGAGATCATCCCGATCAGGGATTCGATCACTACCGTACGAATGTTTTCTGTGGGCATGGGGCGTCCTATGCCGGGTCATGCCCGGGCGGTGGAGGGTAATTTTCATTAAGGTTGCCTAGTTGGAAGATGCGAAGCTGCTGGCCGGCTTTCGGATGAGGTATATTTCCCCCGAATTTTCTATAGGAATTTGTGCATGTCTGAAGTGAAGGTAACTACACCCACCGGTTGGGAGTTGGTCCATAGCGTCACAATGATTCTTTCTAGCAACATGGTGACAGTTACATACGCTGGACTTCCGATGGATATAGTGTTTAAGCAAGACAGCACTGGTGAGATTCGCTACATCGGAACAGCACAAGGTAATCGATGGGTTTTGGAGTTGATGAACTTTTCCAACTCAATGGGTGAGGGCATGTTTGATCTAGTGAATTTTGCGGAGCACGACGGCCGTGATCTCAGTATTTCATTCTTTGTACAAACGTTGAATGTTGAATCAAATAGCCGCGTGATGTCGCTCAATTTCTTCAAGGGGCCCGCCAAGTAATGACCGAGCCAGCCGAAGTTCATGCCGCTCAGACTACATCCGGAGGGATTGGTAAAAAACCGCCGAAAGCAGGACCGGCCTCATCAGGAAAGCCGACTGAAGCTCTTGGAACACTAACCGAAAAAATGGGAACTGGAGAGAATGCCAAAAATTCGATTGTTTGGATGACAATAACTTGGAGTTTTTCTATTGCCACCGCTCTAAGTCTTCTGTTTTTTTCGCTAGTCGTTTGCTACAAGGATTTTTCGTACTTGGAAAGTATCAAGTCCGTCTGGTCTTTGTTTATTCCACTAATCACTTTAGCTCTTGGTTACGCTTTTGGTAAGAGTAAATGAACTGGTTTTCATGCAGCAGCTTGCAATGCTTCGATAATCCGTTGTCCAGCCAGCGGCGGTACCGCGTTGCCAGCCATGTGCATGGTTTGTCGATGGTTGTCCGGGCGCTTCGTTCGGCCGGGAACGACATGGCGGCAAGGGCTTCATTCGCCGAGAGCATCCGCATCTCATCGCCTCGGACCAAGGCCCACCGATCAAGCGTGGTGATGGTGCCGATCGGCCGGTTGATGTCGCGGCCGGTGAGTCCGGAGCCCTTGCCGTAATAAGGCATGATAAAACGATCTCCGAAGCGCAGGCGTCCGTTGCGTACCCGATCAAGTGTTGCCTGGGCCCGGCCCGGCTTATCGATTGGCGACCATCTTCCAGAGTCGAAGTCGAGGAAACTGCTGGCAGGAACGTGTTCGCATTGCTGGCGCTGCAGCTGGATTGGTGCCTTGCTCTTCGTGCAGATCAGGAACAAGCGCACTCGATGCTGCGGTACGCCAAGGTCTGCGCAGTCCACGATATGCGGCGCGACTTGGTACCCGAGGCGTTGCATGGCATCCACCCAACTCGGGTAGAGCACCCAGCCAACGAATTCCGGCACGTTCTCGACCACCCAGGCATCCTGCTGAAGAACCTCTGCAGCGGACGGTACGGCCCAGGCGGTGGACCTCGATGCATCATGCTCAGGGTTCCCGTTTTTCTTGCCCCGGGCCTTTGCGTGACCTTGACAACATGGAGACGCTATGCCGATATCGGTCTGTGGCACCGCCGCCCAGTTTGCCTGGTGCAAGTCCTGGCAGACGTGGATAGCTCTCGGATGGTTGGCGCTGTGCCACTCGACTGCAACCGGCCAGTGGTTGGCGGCCCAAAGAACGTCGACGCCGGCATCACGCGCGCCTGTACTCCATCCGCCAAGCCCGGCGAACAGATCAATTGCTGAAGTCATTGTGGATCCTCGCCGGTTGGCGTGATTCGTTGAAGTGGATTCGGTCTAAGCTCATGGAAGCTCTACAGGAGGCATCACATGGCTATTTGCAAATGCGGGGAAGAGATCGCGGTAGATCCCGATGACACGAAGGATGTGATGGAAGTGGTATGCCCAAAGTGCGGAGCTCGGTACGAACTCAGATGGGTCGCATCATCACCCGCGCTACCTGGTGCTCAGTTCACACTAGTGCCCATCGAGTGAGAAAAGAAAGGAACAGATCACTCGCATAAACCGTACGCCGAACTGCAGGCCGAGGCATCGGTGGCAATCATCAAGTCGTACTGGATGCCGCCTCGGGCAGTCTTCGACCACCCCACGGCCTGGCGGATGCTTGCGATCCCCATCACTTCAAGAGCTGTCATATCGGCGATTGAGCCTCTTGGATGCTTAGCATTTGAGCCTGCGAAGAACGTTGCAGCGCCTCTCTTGCTGGCCTGCTGCACCAGCCGTTCCCACCGGTCGATCACCTCAGGGAAGCGCAGGGCTATCTCTCGAAGCTCATCCTTCCGGCAGTTGATGCATGGCATGCAACCAACCCGGCCCATACCCTGGGAATAAAGCGGGTTTGGCTCAATAACCATGTATCTGTGTGCTTCGAAAACTGCGGGAATATCCCACTTTAAAATTGGGCGGTAATTGAACAGGCCGCCGCCAACCTCATCGCACTCAGGCAAATAGCGCCGGTTGCGACTCGTCGGCCCGGACGCCTTGCCAGCTGATCAGCATGTCGCCTTGACCCATTAGCGGCATAACGACTTGCTCGAGCATCGGGTCGCGCTTCAGTTCCATCGTGCAGAACTGTGCCTTGCGGCTGGGAAAGCGTCCCTTCCAGATACAAAGGTCAAGGAAGGGATTGCCGGTTGCCTGTAACACTTCGAGAGCCGCCAGCACCACCGGTTCGGCAATTCCTTGCTCGCGCCATTTGGTTTCGATGAACCTCCGCTTTCCGGCGATCTGCCGACTAAAGTCCGCTTTTACCCTGGTGATCGGAACACCCGTGGCACGCTCCAGGTAGTCGAGGTATTGATAGGTCTGTTCGTGTTCATTGCCTGTATCGGCGAAGACGGCCTGAAGGTTTTCTGTTTCCAGGGCGATTGCCACCAAGAGTGTCGCGGTTGAATCCTTCCCGCCGCTGACGCTGACGCTGACGATGTTCTGGATAGGCATAGGGGATCCTCGCCGGCTGGCGTGATTCAATAAGTTGGGGTATTTATTTATGTCGAACTCAGCCTGAAGGGAGGCAGACATGAGACTGCAAAGCGATATCGATGCACTCGCGGCAATCGAGGAAGACGCTCAAATGATGCTCAAGCGAATAGGGATCCCTGATGATAAGCAGAAGCTTGAGGTCCTAATCTGCTTGCGGCAGATCATTGAGCTTGCCACCTACAGGAGGTCGATAGACCGAGGTGCTGAGCCTTTGGTGCGGTAGGAGACGAAGCCAGCCCCCCAGCTAACTGGCGTGATTCGTTGAAGTGGGGTATTTGTGTTCGGCCCGGCGTGGAGCTGGATCTATAGGGGGATGTATGTCTGAAGAAGATCAGAAATTCGCAGCGTGGCTCCGGGGTGTTGACATAAAAACCTCAATCCGTAAGTGCCAGGACATCTTCGATTCCGGAATATTTTCATCAGTGGGCTCGAAAACCCCATTGTTTGAGCCTGCCGTGGTTGCTTTGCTCATCAACATCAATGACTTGTTGGGGAAATCAAAAAAAGACGGCATGCCGATCGAGTTTGCGGATCATGTGGAGCAGACAGAAAAGATTAGTCATGTGCATGACTTGATCAGGGAGTGCCGGAACGCTGCGTGCCATATCGGCAGCGGAGAGAACCTTTTTGAAGGGCTTGGCAAGTTCTCTTTCAATTTCGTTATTGGTTTAAATCCTGCTGCATTCAATATTGACGATGTAGCACTCAGTTGCGAGTTTGAAGATGATATTGCCGTTTACTACGGTGAGAAGCGCATCTACTTGCGGAGGCATCTGCTTGCCTCGCTTATCGCGGTTGCCGAAAACTACCAAGTAGGCAATGGGTGATGTTCAGCTACTTGTAGATGATGGGTCGACGATTTCGTCTTCCGGTTCGCTGGGGTTTTTAGCGAGATGCTGCAGGCCGGCGGCTCTCAACTGTCGCAACATCTTTCCGCTTGGCTCGTAAGGTGTCGTGACATTCCGGAGCATCCAGGCCTGCCTCTCGAAGTCGGCCCCGACCAAGTTCTTCAGCAGCCGCTGGTGAATGTCCTGCTGGTTGTTGATGCCGTGTTCTTTCATCACTCGCTTGAGGTCCGACTTGAACACTCCGGCAACCTCAACCGTGAACTTCTCGATGCCAAGTGCGGCGTTCTTGGCCGCTTCCTTCTCGCGTTTCTTGCGCTGCTTGATGGCTTCCGCCGTCGGCTCCTGCTGTTCCTCGGCCATGGCCTACCTCTTCTATTCCGTGGGCCGGTAGATCCAGCCATGTCTGTCGTCGGCGCTTAGGTTCTCCAGTCAGGCGCCGCTCTCCGTGAACGGATGCGACAGTGGGGTGGGTGTTTCCGGTTCTTGTGCCGTTATACTTTGAAGGTCACGACAGCTACCATCTAACGAAGCAGCGGGCTGAAATCTGGATAAGGGATTATTGAAAATGAAAAAAAACTACGTTTTCGTGTTGGCCGGACTTTCTTTTTCTCTTCTTGCATCGGGCTGTTTTGCTGAGGAGTATCTATTCGATTTGGCTGCCAAATCCCCCTATAAAAAAGCGTATGCTGAGATGCTCATTTATCCGAGCTGGATCAGTGAGGCCAAAGGAGTTTCGACGCCACTAGAAAAGATTGTCGTTCAGGGAAAAAATTACACCGTGGGGCATATGTGCAAGCCTCATGACTGTGCGGACAATCAACTTACTGTAGTTTTTAGTGCCGACGGGAAAAAGTCCTGGGGGTTATTAGCCACTCGCGCCTCTGATGGAAAAACGTTCAATAAGTATTTTTTGGGTGGTCCAGACAGTATGATCGAAAGGTTATTGAACAAATCATTTTCCGATAGCAACCCAGAAGACTAGATACATACGTTCATCAGTTTTTGGGACTTTGGAGTATCTGCCGATTTAGCTCGGGTTTGACGATTTCGTCGCCCGGATCACGCTTCAACTCGGCCAAGCTCTGATTCTGAAACATCCGCGCCACGTTTTCGCTTATCTGCACTTTGTGGCGCGGACTTTCCATGGCTTGGTAGGAGAGCGTCGGCCCGAGCGCGTGAGCGTTTAGAATCAGGTTCTGCACCGCCTCGTTGATTTCCTCAATGCCGTTCCAGGCCATCAGCTCATCAAGCTTCTGCCGGGTGCCGAGTCGTAGCCGGTGCCGTAGTTCCTTCTCGTCGTACTGGATTCGCTTCTCGGCAGCCTTCGCCGATCGTTCTTGTCCACTCTTGGCCATGGCCTACTTCCTCAATCCCACTGGCCGGCATAGCCAGCCAGGTTTGTCGTTTTCGTTGTTGGGTGCGGAAACGTCTCACGCTGCTACCTTGACCTGACTCCAAGCCCCGACCGCTTCAAAAATCCGCGCTGCATGAGCTTCGTCGAGCGACAAGGACTCCGGAATTGCGATCCAGCCAGAAGCCACCATCTGGCTTTGATTGGCCGAGTCGCGGAGTTGCTTGTAGCAATGCTCGATCACGTCTTCCAGGTGGTCGGAGAGATAAACGCCGTCCGGCGCCACCTCAACAGACTTGCTGTAGCGGTCGCCGCGGGCATCAATACAGAGAGCGCTGAGGTAGATCGTCCAGCGGTGGGGAATACTGCACACGGCTTGGCCAATCATCCCGGGCGCGATGTTCTTCAGCGACTTGTAATTGATCATTCCTTGGCGGCCGCTCGGGTCGATGTTCACCACCGCGACGTGGTTAGTGCTCAACAGAGCGC